TCCCGTTGCTCCCGTTGCTCCGATTGCTCCGATTGCTCCGGTTGCTCCCGTTGCTCCGATTGCTCCGATTGCTCCGATTGCTCCGGTTGCTCCCGTTGCTCCGATTGCTCCGATTGCTCCGATTGCTCCGATTGCTCCGATTGCTCCGATTGCTACGATTGCTCCGATTCCTACGATTGCTACGATTGCTACGATTCCTACGATTGCTACGATTCCTACGATTCCTACGATTCCTACGATAAAACTGAAACTAAACAGCACTCAGGATTCAATATCCCTGTGATTCCAAACATCCACCAAGCAGTACTTGAAGCCGTAAAGGTGCCAGAGGCCCTGGATATGGACACATGGCATACATGCGATACCACACACTGCCGCGCTGGATGGGTTGTACATCTCGCTGGACCTGCGGGGCGAGCACTTGAAAACGAAACATCAACAGAGTTTGCCGCCAAGCAAATTTACAAGGCATCGTCTCCTATAAAGGTTTCACCTACGAGGTTCTTTGAAAATGCCGAAAAGGCCCTGGCTGATATGGAGCGGTGTGCGAAGGAAGAAATTGATCTGAACAAAAATCCACAACAATAAAATGCCCACTGCGGGAACAGCAGGCAGACCATTAACAAGTTAAAAATCCAAAACGAAATTATGGAAAATCTATTTATGGACTTAGAAAATTGTCGCCCATTCGCAAAGATAGCATTTGAGGGGTTCGCCGGGGACGGTAAGTCTTACACCGCCGTGGAGCTAGCAATAGGCATTCACAAACTGATTGGCAGCACCAAGCCCATTGCCATCGTTGACACGGAAAAAGCCATGGACAAGCTGAAAAGCCGATTTGATGAAGCAGGCATTAAAGCCAAAGTTACCAACGGCCGCTCACTGGCCACAGTATCCGCTGCCATTCAAGCATGTAACGGTGGCTTCGCTGATGTGTTAATTATTGACAGCATCACCCATATCTGGGAAAGCTTTCTGGAAGCCTATAAAGGCGAGAAAAACAAAACACGCCTTGACTTCGCCGATTGGGGCATCATTAAGCCTAAATGGAAAAAGGAGTTTTCTGATGCTTTCGTCATGGCCAACACACACATTATCTTCTGCGGCCGTGCGGGCTTTGAATATGAAGATGAAAAGAACGCCGAAACCGGCAAACGCGAGATCTTCAAGTCAGGCATCAAAATGAAAGCTGAGGGCGAAACCGCATTCGAACCGGACATCCTTGTATTAATGGAGAAAACGCAGGACATCCTGAGCAACAAAAAGGAAATCTACCGCACGGCCACCATCATTAAGGACAGGACGACAAAAATTGACGGAAAAACATTCAAAAACCCATCCTTCGATGACTTCTACCCTGCTATTTCCAGCTTGCTCGATGGTACACTGAAAGACATTCACGGGGACGAAATTCCTGATACTTTCCATGACTTTGACAACAAATTCTCTGAGATGGGCCGGAAACGCGGGCAGGCAATTGCCGAAATAGAGGCAGCATTTAACCTTATGGGCCTGGGTACCGGGAAAGATGAAAAAAAGATCAAACCAGCCATCCTTAACAAGGTCTTCAAGGTTCTCTCCGTGGAAAAACTGGATTCCATACCAGTAAAAGTGGTGGAGCAAGGCGCTATTACCATCAAACAGGTGGCAGTACAATATGCCCTTTACTTGGAAAACTGCCTCCGTGACGGTATAAACCCGGAGCTTCAGAAAATACCGGAGCTGCTGGACGAAAAAATTAAGGCAATCACCGAAACACCCGCTGTATGAAACAGGGACTTCTTTTAACCGAGATAGAGGCTATTCATTCTGAGCTTGTATCCATCGACTCACAAATAAAGGCCAATCAGTCCGTCCACGATCTCATTGATCTGGGCGGACAGCTCACCGCTTGGTTGGCTTTTACTGGTGAACAAATGGCCATCGCTAAAAGCATATGGCGCAGTGAAACCGCCAAAGCATATGACACATTTGTCTTCAGCAAAATGGCACAGGGGATGACTATCACTCCTACCATGGCCAACAAATATGCCGAAGCAAGATCGGGTAACCACGAAGCAGAATACGAGTTTTGTGAACGTGTTAACAGGTCCATCACCCACACTTTAGACTTTCTGCGGACTGCAATCAGCGCATTGAAAGAGGAACAAAAAGCCTATAGCTACGGAGGGGCTGCCATATGATCGGACAAACATTCACCATCTCACAGAATAAAATCACCCGCCAGCTGCGGGTTATGGGAGAGTTCTTCCAATACGGCCGGCGCTTCTATGACGTTGAAGACAGCCGGGAGCCAGGGGTAACAACGCCCTTTGTGGCAGACGACTTTGACCAGCGGTTTAAGACGTCCGGGAGGCCAAACAACAGGAAGCCGTTCCATGGGCGGTACAAAAAGCGATAACACCCGCAACTACCCAGTGCAGCATTGACAACAGAAAAATTTGAGGGTATGACATACTACAACACAACGAACTTGACGGGCCGACAACTGGCCAACCGAATAAAAGCCGCGAGAGGACAGCAGAGCATAATCGCTGAGTACTTCCGGAAGCATCCCAAAAAGAAGATTACCGCCTCGGAGCTTACAAAGCACCTTAAAGCCAGGGCACTACTTAGCAAGCGTACGCCGATCACCTCCATCAGGAGGGCGCTGAGTGATCTAAAATCTAAGGGCACCATCCAGATGCTGGCGCAAACCAGAATAGGACCATACAATCAGCCGGAGCATCTTTTTCAGAAAACTGCCGGCGCAGGATACCCAGAGATACAACCGGTACAACCAGAACTATTTTAACGAGATCCAATGAACTACATCGCGATCCTAAACAACTTTTGGCAGCTGAGAGAACAGGGCATTTTAGACAGGAACGCTGGTGATTTGTATTTGTACCTCGTGCACAAATCAAATTCCCTCGGATGGAAAAATCCCTTTAATCACAAAAACGAGCTTATCTGTGGGTTTCTGGGCATATCTGAAAAGACGCTCATTGCAAATCGGAACAGACTGAAGCAAGATGGCCTTATAAGTTTTGTAAGTGGAAAGAAAGGAGTTAATACCGAATACTTTATTACTCCTGTTATGGGTGGTTCAAATTACAGTGAAAACTACAGGGAAAATGACAGCCTAAATGACAGGGAAAATGACAGGAAAACGGGCGGAAATACTCCAGACAACATAAAACATAAACTAAACAATACTAAACAGTTTAATAAAAAGAAAAAGAGACTTCGGCTCAGACAGATCAGTTCAGCTAAAAAACTTGGCGCGAATGGATTTTCACCCGGCGCGGAATTTTTGAACATGATCCTCCCGGATCTATATTCCGGGATGCAGGTGGAACGAATAAGGCTCACACAGCGGAAGACAATAACGAAAGAACAGGTAGCCGGCATGTGGGAGATATTCAAGCAAACGAACTTCACCGGCAACAAGTATTATCAAAACGAACAAGCAATTTATAGCCACTTCGGCAATTGGCTAAAAGATCAAAAGTTTGCAGGAGATGGAAAACGAGAAACGGACAAACAAAATAAGCAGCCTACAGGAGTTGCTGTCCCTTCAGGTCCGCGTAAATACGGCAAGCTATGAGTTAACGGAAGAGGAAAAAGAAATGGTACTTAGGCAGGCACAGGAAGAAAAGGAGCGCCGGATTCGGTATGAAGAGGACAAGCTTATTCGGGCCAAGTGGGAAGCTCATATGAGGCGGCCATGGACCGGCGCAGAAATGGCAGAATTTGTCATCTGGAAAGCTCAGGAAAGAGGAATTGACTTCGTGATAGACGATAACAATTGTGATGCATTTAAGGCTATGTGCCTTTATGCCACTGGTAATGAGAAGTTTTCCACCGCCGGAGAAGGATTTTCATTGAAAAAAGGGATACTTATCTGCGGCCCGATAGGGACTGGTAAATCTACTCTAATGCGCCTTTTCCGATCCAATCAGCATCAATCCTATTCCTTCATTTCATGCCGCAGTATAGCCGACTTGTTTAAGATGGAAGGAGAAGCCATCATCCACAGGTTCAGCAAGCCCCTTGTCGTGCCGGCTGACGCATCAACTTTCTACAAGGGGACCATAGGCACATGCTTCGATGATCTGGGCACAGAAGGGGTTAAAAAACACTTTGGTGACGCTTCTAATGTGATGGCTGAAATCATTTCTAACCGATATGATAATAACATCCCTCATAATATGATCCACCTTACCACCAATCTTACCGCCGACGAGATCCAGGAGTATTATGGAGAACGCGTACGCAGTAGAATGAGGGAAATGTTTAATACAATAATGCTGACTGGCGGTGACAGGCGGCGATAAACCTTGTCCAAATGAAAGAAATCATATTGAACAATATACGCTCTATCCGTGCGGCCTTTCGGATGACGCAAGATGAATTTGCGGATCTATTCAAAATAAGCCGCGCGGCGGTTGGAGCATACGAGGAGGGGCGATCCACACCACCTTTAGAATTGATCCTCCGTATTTCAAGGCACTATGGCATTACAGTAGATGACTTCATTTCAAAAAACGTGGTTGACGTCTGGCGGTGCAATATCGAAGAACTCCTGAAAGATGGTAAACAAAGAAGGAAAGCAAAAAAGTAGTGTTTAGCAAAACAAGTGAAGTATGGAAACTTACCTGCAATACCGGATCCGCCTGAAGAACGAGGGCAAGCCGGTGAAGGGAAAGAAAGTGAGGAAGATAAAGCCGTTCAGCGACAAGCGCATGGTAATCAACCGGGAGTACTCGAAGAAGTCGCGCCCCTTCTGGAAGGGCAAAGATTGCGCGATACGTTCGAAGGATTGTACCGGTAAAGCCCAGGGGATTCACCACTTAGCTGGGAAAGGCACTACAGAGCTACTACTCGACGAAAACAACTGGGTGCCGGCCTGTAATGCCTGCAACCTATGGTGTGAGACTCATCACGCCGAAGCAGCGGCAAAAGGATTCAAAAAATCACGTTTAACTAAATCAAAATGAAAGAACGTCCAATACTATTCACCGGCGATATGGTTAACGCAATACTCGACGGCCGGAAGACACAGACCCGGAGGATCATCAAACCGCAGCCGATAATCGATGAAGAAAGCGGACATGTGTTCTCAGGTGATCACAAGCACATGTTTAAAAAATGCTTCCTGCACGCGCCTTGGCAAAATAGGTTCTCGCTACTATGCCCCTACGGCCGGCCGGGAGACATCATGTATGTACGGGAAACCTGGTTTCTAAACGGAGAAGAATACATCTACTTGGCCGACGGTACATGCTGCCAGCAATTTGAGCAATGTGAATGTGAAGAGGTGGGAAAACCGAAATGGCGCCCATCCATCCACATGCCCAAGACGGCCGCCCGAATCTGGCTACAGACTACAGACATCCGGGCCGAGAGGGTTCAGGACATTAGCGAAGAGGACGCGCGGTCGGAAGGTGTAAAACCGATGGACCCGCTTCACCCACAACATTTCCGTGGCCCGCATCATTTCGCGTTTGGTAGACTGTGGCGAGACATATACGGCGATGATTCATGGAATCGCAATGACTGGGTGTGGGTGATCACCTCCCGCGTGTTGTCTACCACCGGCCGCCCAGCGAAATTCCCGGCGTTATGCGCGGCACCGTAAAGCTCCATATCGGAGACCAGCTGGCCGGCCACGAGCAGTACAAGGACGACGAACATCGCGACCACATCCTCCTGTATTGGACCAGCACACACGATCTGAAGGACAAAACCTACACAATCACAATAGTACCGGATGAAGAGGAAATCGAAGCCGCATATTACGCTGAAAGAGCTCAAAAGTTCTACCGTGGCAGGTTTAAACGCGGAGGTGATCAGGGAGCTGGAGCAGCCGAAGAAGAAGACCAACATGCCGCTACCGGGTGAGAAATGCCTGCAGGCGCAGTGGATGTGGGGCCAGCTGGCGGCGTGGTCGCTGCATACCGGCATTCATGTGGTGGACGAACTCCGCTTCTCCCCTGTCCGCCGGTTCCGCTTTGACTTCGCAGTCCCGGACCACAAAATCGGTATCGAATACGAGGGGCTGGTGAGTGAGAAAAGCGGCCATACAACACTCGCCGGCTACACGAAGGACACGGAAAAATACAACCTCGCGATATCTGAGGGGTGGCGCGTGATCCGGTTCACCGTTAAGAACTACCGGGCAGTAATTACAGAACTTGAAAAATTGATTTATGGCACGAAAGAATAGCTACATAACAGTAACAGACCAGTTTTGCGGCGCCGGTGGCAGCAGTCAGGGAGTGCGTCGGGTTGCTGGCAAGTATCGCGGAGGCGTAGAGGTGAAACTCGCGCTGAACCACTGGAAACTGGCCATCGAAACACACAATACCAATTTCCCGGAGACACTGCATGACTGTACAACAAAGAATATCAATAAAAGTTTAAACCGGCCCGGAGGGCAACCCAATAAAATGAGCAACAACAGAAAAGTGCCCAGTATCATTGAGCGGCACCCAGAGGTATCTGATTGGCAAGCTGAATACAACAAGACCGCCCGCGCGGCAACCGATCCTATTGCTACACTGGACAAGGTGGAAGAATGGGTAACCGGTTCTTTAGGTGCCGGACATCGAGAATCATGGAGGAGAATCAGGGAGCAACTGGAACAGTGCTGCCCAGAATGCAAACCGGAGAATCAAGTATTCACCAATTAACTCACGCGGGTTGAGAAGAAAACAGCCGGGTAGACACCCAGCTGCAAGTAACCTCACTTATTAATTAATATGTTATCGCAGTAAAGGTAGTTCAACATTTATTGCCAGATATACGGGAACCCGTAAATTCAATTCAATTACGGCAATCCGTACAACTACGACAATCCAGCTGCGTAATTTTGTATAAAAAAACATATGGAAAAGTTGAAAGTAGTTCATGACCAATTTGGGAACCACAACCCGCTTGCTGCCGGCAAAGGGATAAAAATCACTGATGTCTACGAGTTGAAAGATGTAACACTCCGATTTATAACCTTCGAATTGAACCGGGAAAGCACACATGCGGTATGGAGCGACACCTACACCGGAAAGCAGTACCGAAGCGACGTCCGACTCCAGGAGGATGCGGTCAACGAAAAACTGTTGGAATGCAGGGTGTCGAAAGTTGGCGGCTTATTCATCACCGGCAACTTCGGATTTCATCAGGTAGGCCAACATGTCCTGCTTACCGTTTTGGAGACACCACCGCCGGCGCCGGATGCCGCAAAGCAGCTGGAGTATATTAAGGAAATCCTTTCCCGCTATCTTGAAGGAGATCTGAAGGGATACCAATTCAAACAGGAGATAAAAATGTTCATGAAGAGTTAAACCCGCCGCCGGTCGGTTACCGGCACCTTTTTTACATGAAAAAAAGTTCTTACACAGGATGGGGCCTAAAAGGGCCGACTGGAATGCTCGGAATGGGCGTGTTCTACACCAGGAAATTATTGATAAAGCACTATACAGATGGCCCCCAATCGGAGAAATGGGCAGCCATGAAGAAATCCGGCTACCGGGCCGTCAAGGTGCTGGTGACGGAAGTTAAACCTAAAATCTATCTGTAAACGAAACAACCGGCAGGGAGGCCGGAGAAAATGAACAGAACATTTGCAAGCGCTGGCCGCAGAATAATAAAGGAACTTCTGGACCAATGTACGGAAGGGCAACAGAACGTTTTCATCCGCATGTATTCTGGCAATGTAATTTACTCGAGCATCGCCGAAGTGGTAGATAACATGCCCGATGAAAAAATTGACCATGCGATTACTCAATGCGAAAACAGCGTGGCAAGAAACAAAATGATTGCGGCGCCGGAGGGCCAAACCAATGTATAAGCCAACTGACGAAGAGATACGCCTTGGCGGTAAAGATCCGGAGCTGCTAAAGCGATTCATGAAGGAGTTCTTCCCCTTCGGCCACTTTAGAAAGATCGGGATATTCACCAAAGAGATGAGGGGCAACTACTACGCACAGTCGGTACGTATCTGTAAATTATGTGGATTGAGTACCATCTACGAATACGGTTCCAAGGAGTTCCGCGGGCACCTCACCTATGTAGACGGAAAACGTCCAGAAGGTGAACCATTTGTAACAGTAATACCAAGTATTTATGAATAAGCGAGAAGCACTAATCCGCCAGATAGCAGAGGAAATGGCCATAGAAAATTTTGACATGAACCCACAAGGGTTTTGCAACGCAAATATATTTAATGAGTTACCACTATATGAGAAAGAAAGAAGAATTAATACATATTTAAAATCTGCCCGCATCGCCGTTAAGCACATGGCGACGGAGTTTAGACACGCATGGTTATGTGGGTATCATTATGGACTGGACAAAGACTGCAATTATGCACCTGATTGTGCCACCGAAATCAGAAAGCGCGGCCTTATCCCACCAGCAGAAACCGGAAAGGAGGCGGCAGAAGATGTACAAAGTTGAGCTTGACGATCCAAAAGGCGGTGATGATCGCGTAATCTATGTGACCAGCTGGGGAACCTCTCCATGGAAGGTATATGCGAAAAACTTTAAAACAGAAGCAGAAGCAACTAAAGCGCTTAAACAGGCGCTTATGAGGTATAAGACTTTCATACCATCAGGCAGAATAATACCGGAACAGGAGGGCGGACAGGATGGAAACAATCCGGATCAGTCCCGATAATAAAAAGGTGCTGGCCCTGCTGGATAAAATAAAACAGCGCAAGCAGGAAGTAAAGGCTGAAATGAAAAACAGCCCATTCGTGAAGAAACTGAAAAGTGCCGCCAGGGAGGGCGGACAGAATGAATAAGCCAGTAAACGAAATTACATTTCATCTAATCGACGAAGATCTGCCGGAGGATATACAACCGGTATTGTGGTGGTACAAAGGTGCCGGATGTCCTCCATATTGCGGATCGATGGCCGATACCGATTTTCCAAACATTGATTTTTTCTTTGCATGGTGCGAGATCCCAAACCCCTCACTTGAATTTTTGAATTTGTACAATAAGAGTGAAGGGGATATCAGGAAGGAGAATCTAAAGCTCCATATACAAAACAACCAGTTGCGTGAGCAGGCCGCGCGCCAGGCAAAACAGATTAATACATTGCTGGCTGATTTGGCAGAAACGCAGGATGCTTTAGTACAATGCCTATCAGAACCTACAAAACAAAAATATAAAGGAGGAAGAGAAAATGAAGAAGGAGAACAAACCACCAGTGATACACCAGCATGCTGACTACTTCGCCGCCAAGTCAGCCGCCAGGGAGTGGTTCAAAACTAAGCACAACCACGACTGCGGCACATTGATGGACGAAAAGCGGGAGACGCCGGAGGGATTGTACATATCCTTCCGCTCCCAGCAGGACCCCAACTTTGGCGCGAGATATCAAGTATTGATAAAATAGTTTATTAACCCCGTGAGGGAGAAAATGTGAAGATGGATATGAGTTTACCGAAAATCTATAATGTCAAAGACGTTGCCAACTATTTATTGGTTGATGAAGACACAGTTACCAAATTGATAAGGTCCAGAGAACTGGCCGGCAAAAAAGTCGGCAGGGAATGGAGGGTAACCGAAGATGACTTATTGGAATACCTAAATACAAAAAAGATAACACGGCGCCGGACTGCTTAATACAGTCCGGTTACCGCTTCATTAATATGATCATCATCAAGTGATTGCAAATAAGCCTCTGTGGTACTGAAAGTTGTGTGACCCAAGCTATCTTTGATGATCCAGGGGTCTACTTTTGATATTTTTAGCATTTGCGCGTAGGAGTGTTTAGCCCAGTGGAAAGACAACTCTTCACTTATCCCCTCACCGGCCAATACTGCAATGCGTTTTAAACAGGTATTTATGATAACATTAGCCTCATCTTTGGCGAAGTGCAGTTCCCTCTTATCCTTTGGGATCTTTTTTAAGATTGGGAATAGATAGGGTGTATCGTTGTTAATATACTTGTCGATTATTCGTTGTAATTTAGGGTGTATCTTTATCTCTCTAAAGTGTTTACCCTTTAGCATCTGGTAATTTATCTTCGTTTCTGAAATATACTCTCGCATCATCGTAATTACGCTACCAAACCTCATACCCTGAGCATAGTAACTAAATAAGAAAGAATCTCGCGCAACATCCATAACACCAACCAATTTCAGTCCCTCGATGGCTTCGATTTGTTTCCTATTCAATTTTTGACGTTCGACCGGCTCATTTTTACATCGGATGAGGTCGAAAGGATTGTCGCCTATCTCACCCTTCCATATTCCTTTCGCCTCATTAAAGGCATATCGCAACCTCCGTATTTTGTCAGAAGCGGTATTTCTTGAATTTCCAACAACATCTATGAAATACGCATCTAACTTTCTCACCTCTTCTATTGTTATTTCATTTAATAAGAGGTCTTTACCAAAACAGTCTAATATCTGATTTTTAATTGATATATGCCTGTAGCCTCGTGTGAGATCCTGGCTCCCCAAATGCCGGTTAGCAATAATATCAAGAATTTCTCCCACAGTATGGCCGCCTGCCGGAGTATCCGAAAGCACGTAATCAAATGAAAATGGCTTGCGATCCAACTTCAATCGAGTAATCTTTTCAAGTATCAAACTTCTGGCATCTTCAATTTGAGCGTTAATAAAAAGGGCGTCAGGGTGTTTGACGACCCAACCGGCCATCCCCTCTTTGAACTGGTCTTTTCGTACGCTAAAATCAAATCCTTTATACCTGGATTTGGAGCCGTCGGTGACTCTTATCTTAATTGCAAAAGTCTTGTCCTTCTTAGGGCGCGAATCAAGCACCACACTAACTGTAGCCATGTTGAGATGGTTGAAATTTTGTAAATGTTGCCTGTAAATGTTTTGTAAATATATCTAACGAGATTGAGGGGGTTAACTCGTGTTAGCTTGTGTTATAAAATATGGTAAGAATAGCCACCAACAACGAAAAGCCGCTACCATAGCGGCTTTTCAAAAATTCATTTAGTATCCCGGATTGGATTCTAATATTGGCCATGATGGCGTTTTTCGTGCAATTGTAAATATTTTGCACAGTTTTTAAAACTTTTTTTGGATTTACTATACATCCCGTTCATTTTCCGGCTCATCAGGATCTTCAAATTCTTTTTGTGAATCCTCATGAAATTCAATCCCCCGAATTTGACGGTCCTCCACGAAATCCAGTCTCATCCCCAACGCGGTGGCTATTCTTGAAAGGATATCCTGGCCGGTAGAATATTTCCCCTGCTCTATCCTTGATATGTTTTGTTTCACTAAACCGCATTTTTGCGCCAGTTCTTCCTGCGAAAGTCCAGCTTCTTCACGTAGCTGTTGTATCCTTTTCCCTATTCGTTTTCTGTTATCAACAGAGGTAGATCGCATCACTTCTAAATACTCCTGTTTAAAATCGAAATCATCAGGCAGCTCCGCATCATACGCCCACTCTGCGCCAAAGTATGTGGTGCCCGTAGCTCCGTTGAGTGGACTATAAATTTCAATCATATTCGAAAAAGGTAAATCTTCAATAAAGACCGTCTCTAGTCTTTTAGGATTTATTTCCTCTGAACCAAATGCAGAAATATTAACATAAGTTATCCGGCCTTTTGTTATAGAAAGTAAAAATTAATTTTCCATCTATCGCTGTGCTGTATTAAGTTCTATACGCGGGATAAATATTTATGTCTATTTTAAAGTCTATAACCATGTCCCTGATACCCTAAAAGTCAAAAAGTTCAACGACCTGTTTGTTAAGGGCGCGGGCAAGTGCCTCAACCGTGGAGATGGTGGTATTCACTTCCCCTCGCTCAATTTTGCCCAACGCGGTTTCATCCATCCCCGCAGCCACCGCAACATCCAAGCGCGTGCGATCCTGTTCCTTTCTGATTCTCCGGAGGTTTGCACCAAACTCCTTTATGTATTATTTGTTTCGAATCTTCACAGCGGCAAGGTGCGGCAGAATATTCCGACAAAATAATGCATATATGCATTGTTTTCATAAAAGTTAGTATATTCGGTTATCTTTGCCTCCTCAAAAGAAATTTCAGAGGCATCGCTTTTTACCTATCCAGACCCGGCAAATTGATGGAAATAGGATAAAGAGTGAGGCCCGCCACCTTTGTGCGCGGGCTCTTCTTGTCCATTTCCAACCTCGCCGGGTCTGGGTGGCAAGTTGAGTTCCGCGCTTTTTTTTGTTCCCTGCGCGGAGTTTTAACCCATAAAACTCCCCCTTCATATGCACCGCTTGGACCCTGACGAAGAAAAAATGTTGTACTTGCTTTCTATAGCACTTGTTTTGCCAATTATCGTATGGCTGGTGGCAATTGGCAAGGCGATGGGATGGATATAATTTATCATCCATTAATTTTTCATGAAATCGAAAGTCCCTGGTGTCTACCAGGGGCATTATTAAATATCGGGGTCTGGGGGTGTTAAATCTAAGTGGTATTTCCATCCGGCTTTCTCTAGCCACATCAGCTTAGTTTGCGTGGTCAACATAGGATCTTTATCTCTGAATCTCTTCAATAGCTGCCGATAATTCGACGCCTTCATGCCAAGTTGAATGCATGCCGCTTTGTCGCTTAATAATTGTTTAAATGCTTCGTTCAGTGTCATAAATCCTACTCAAATTTTTATTTCCCCGGATGTCCTGTGTACCCTGATTTTTTTAAAGGGTAGCCTGTAATGTCCGGCAAGTCAAAGTAACTTGCCGGACATTAGAAAGATGTCATTTTTGTCTACCATTGCCCTGTTGCTTGATAGAACGCTTTTTCAATTTCTTTCAGGTTTTCTTCATTTTCTATACCATAGATTTCTACATCATCCGCATTGTTCTTCATCATGATCTCCCGAATGGATTCATTCAGTTCTTCAGCTTTCGCTACAGCTGCTTCATAACCTGCTTGAAATTGTTCTTCAGTAAGACGTGTCATTTTGTACTTTGCCGTATTTACCCTGTTGCCTCCAGCTTTATTGTTTTGTTGAAACAAAGATACGTTACAATATTGTAACAGGCAAATATTTCTTTGTTTATTTTTGAAACACTGTTGCATTATTTTAAATTACACAAAAAAGGCCACCCCTGAAAAGAGCGGCCGGGTTATTCTGACAATATATTAAATTAAACCGATTACATATACAAACACCTCCGCAGGAAGTGGTATCTGCCAAACAAAAAATCCGCCCTCGGGACGGATCTTCAGCGCGGTCTTTATACGCGACACCGGGCGGTCACCAATGCGAATATGGGGCATCAGTACGCAACGTATGTGCGTTATACAAAAATGGCTGTTGCTTGTTTATACATGCTCCTAAACCCCTTCAGATCATCGGCTGTAGGCTCCGCAGCATTACTTCCCGCTGCCCAGCTCTTTTTATAGGCGCGCGCGAATTGGTCAATATCGGGAACGGCCATGTCGATTTTCAGTTTCGGCAGATCTACATGTCCCCCGACATACAGGCCGCGGGCCTGCAGGCGATCCATGAGCATGAAGAGGCTATCGGCCAGGTTGTTAAAGGCAATGAACAACCGGGGCTTATTGGTCCCGTTTTCAGCTTTCTGCACTACGCCGGCGATGAGGTGATCATATTGTGTGGGCCACCTGCCGGCATCAGCCTGCAACCCGGAGAAGTTGAAATTGATTCCAGCCTGACCATTCCTTCCCTCAATCCGGAAAACCATGTACGCCGCCCGCTTCACCTCCACCGGAAAGTCGGTTTTCTTAATCTCCTGGATCACCACCGGCATTTCCACCTGTGTGCGCTGGTATGGGACTATCGGCTTTTCGCTATAATAATTTTTCATGGTAGAGGCTTTTTCGGTTTAAAGTATCGGTAAATGAGATAAAGGGCCACCAGTCCTAAGAAGCAGAGTGTCACAGTAACGGTACCGGCTGTGTTGAACCGTAAGACGGATTTATCCTTGCTGGACGTGACCTGCGAGGTGTTGTCCTGAACGGATTTTTGCTGCTGCTCCTTCCCGGATTCCGCTATCGTGGTTTTCCGGTGGACCGGCGCGGCGACCGTCTCCGGCGCTTTCGTGGCCCGGCTGGTGATGTCGTAGCCGGTAGTCTGGCCCTGGGTGTTACGGCGCGGCTTCATGCTGGTAGACAGGGTGATGGCGCCGGCGGTAACCGTCTGAGAAAAACCGGCTGTATCATCGGCGTCCAGGTATCCGGTGATGGCGGTGGAATCGGGCCGGGTAGTCACCGGCGCTGTAGCGGTTTCCTCGATTGTTGTAAACTTCGAATGTTCCGCCTGGCTGCTGCTGTTATCGGTGTGTTGGCTGGTCGACTCTGACCGGGAGGCGTTCTTTTTCACGCTGGCACAGCTGCAGATGGCCACACAGAGGCCAATATATGAAATGCGCATGTTGTCAATGTTTTATGATTTTGTCCAGAATCTCCCCGAGCGCGAGGCCAGACAGACCGGCGCCCCCTATTACCATCCACTTCATCCGCTCGAACCACTCCACTTTGTCTTCCAGTTTTTTCAGCCGAGCGGCCAAGCCGCCGTCACCGGCGACCGGATTACCCATAATCGCCTCCTTTACCTGGTACATCATCCCCTTAACCTCCCGGAGATCTTCGTTTATTTTCTCAATGTTATCCTGCATGTCGTTGAATTGTGCACGCTCTTCCGTTGTCATGATGGTTAATTTTTACCCCATGTCGGCGGTGTGACTGTTACGCCGAACATCTTGGAAATGGCCAGTACTATAAAGTCAAAGCCTTTTAGATATACACCAATGCGCACCTTTAACGAATCGGAAATTGCGGGATCACTGGCAACCACGAAAGTTGCCGCTGTGGTTAACGTGAGCACGATGTAAAATACAATGTTGGCCCACGCCGGTGTCTTGGTTGTAAGTTGGCTCACGCCGAATTTTGTTTCTGCCATAGTATTAGTTTGATCGTGAAAGTAATTTCCACCCGCTGCCGTCGCTATATACCTCCCAATAGGTATTCGCTGGGAAAGTGGTTGTACCAGTGCCGTCAATATCAACTGAAGTGATCGTACAGCTGCTGGCCGTCGCATTCCGAATTTTGTATATCCTTCCTGTACATGTGCTGGCAGTAGGAAGTGTAATTGTAATGCCTCCAGTCGTCACGCGAACTGTAGATATATCCCCCAGTGTAGTATTGGCTGAAATCGATAATGAGGCAAGTGCCCAAGACCCTCCGCTTTGTAGGGTACTGGTAGGATTAACCCCCACCCCCAAATAGCCAGAAGGGAATAGATTGTTCTGCGCGGTAGTGCTGCCGCTGATGCTGTACGCTGAGTTAGTAGATCCGTATATGTTATTCACACCTATCTGCAGCGCCGTATCGCTACTGAATACCGCCCGGTAGGCGTGTGATGCGGCGTTACTGCCCCCGTAATTGTTATTGAACCATACGCGGCCTGTGTTTGATACAAGAAATCCGGTATTAGCTGTCCCTGCGTATCCGTATCCTTCAGCATGGTTGCTCGAAATATCAACAGATCCGTTATTACTTGAAAGCACTGCGTAAGTATTACTACTGTCAAGCGTGTTACTGCGTATCTGTACGTTCTTTGAATAGTCCGCCCGGATGCCGGCGTATTTGAATATGTTGTTGGTGATAGTAACGGTATTGAAACGCGAAGTGGCATTAAGACCCAGTGCGGCGGCGCCCATATTAGCCAGCGTGTTGGGCTGGTGTACGATTGTATTCCCACTTATGTACACGTTGATGTTAGCAGTTGCAAGATTGTAGTATGTGTATATCGTATTCGTTGCTGTAGTAGAGTTCAGGTAGGTAAACCTGTTCCCTGTAATTCGCAGCGTCCCACCTATAGCCTCCCCTCCGGCGCCGGAGAAGTTAAATCCAGAGCCTAAAAGGTCATACGTCCCGGAACTGAATGTGACGTTATTGTCCTTGATGTCATAATTAGCGTCCCGCACTTCATACAGGAATATCGCTCGGTTAGAGTGATTGCCGAGGTATATTGTGTTCCCCGAAATCATGTTATTCCCACCGCCGGCGCTGATTGATCCGTATACAGTATTGTTTGCAATGACAGACCCTTCCACGTTCCCGTGGAAATCAACCGCACCATTACCACCGGAGTTTGTTGAGTCCGCGAAGGTGTTATTAATTATGCGGATTCCTCGGTTAACAAGCGGATAAGAGGCCATGCTTCCAACACTTATCCCGTGCCGAGTGGCATATGCGTAGTTGCGTTCGATGGTTATGTTTTGCGAGTTTGCAATCAACAGTCCATAAGGGTTAATAGACTGCTGGTTCATAGAGGCATAGCAGTCCCTTATCGCACTGTTGATGCAGAAATAGTAATTAATGTTGCCACGGTTTCCGTTTACGCTCTTTACGTTATACACGTTGTAACCTAAGCCATGTTTTATGCCTATTCCGATCGTATAGTTACGGCTGTCAATAGTCAGATTGCTTACGCTCCCCCTTATCGGCGTTACCTTGTATATACTCGTACTGGCGGTAGGATAGTTGCCATACAGGCCGCCCTGCACATACGCAGTGCTGCCGGTGCTGGCCTTTGTAGTAAAAAAGTACTCTCCCTGCTTGTAGAAATATCGGTAGGAACTGTAGCTATAACTCGCTGTGTCACCGATCATGATCAGATCATTCGCATTTAATGATGTTGAAGATACAAGCGCTATGCTGGTATCCTGCGGCTTCGCTGCTGATGTGAGGTTTGGCAGCTGCGTAACGGTGCCTTCTCCATATATCGCCCATGTGTCAGGCGGACCAACTGGGGGAGGGTTCGCGGTAGAAGGTAGGGCGACGATAATTGTTTTGTCTATTCCCTGTCCAGATAAATTCACGCCATCCCGTAAATTTACCTGGTAGCTAATCGCGTAGGAGCCGTTACCCAGTACCACGTTTGTGGCGCCGAAATCGAGGGCTTTCTGTATGACTCGGAGGTCATCTGTGATTCCGTCTTTCGCCGGACCCCACCAGTCCACTTTAACAGTATGTTTGTCATATATGCGTTTCCAGTACCCGGATGATCCGGGGATGATCACGCCAGTGTCGGGCGTGGCCGGCCCTGGTAGCCGGTAGAAGAAGCCGCCGCGCGTAGTGTCGGTCCAGTACAGCAAGTTCGCCCGGCCAGTATAAGAGTAGAAGCTATTAAGTGCTTGCACCGTGTCTACTTCGCCTATACGCGCCCAATCCATATTACCCGCCGCATCGCCGATAATCGCTTTACCGGCACCGATATTGGCATTTGATAGCTGCTGCTTGAACACCGTCAGCAGACTATCACCGCGCAAGTTGGCCAGTTTCTGCGTACCGGCATACCACCCGAACGAGTATTTAGTTCCAACGCTATCTATGCTGTGCCAGTACTCTGTCGAATCAACCCCTGTCGCCTTGTCCACACTGTTGCTTCCCATATGCGGATACAGGACCATTCGCGTCCCTGCGCTACGTGCGCCATATGCCGGTTTCCCCTGTCCGGGTGTGCCGAAAAGTATATGGTTGGCGGTTGGATGCTGCATACTCAGCAACCCGGTATTGTTCGTTACCGTATCACCCTGTATACGGAATGCTGTCGCACTCGCATCATTTTTATAAAAACGGAAGTCTGTCAAGTTTGTATTACGAAACCCCAGCGCTCCGTTGAGGCTTGTAGTTAATCCAATGTATCCCGTATCCGTACCGCGAACCATGGTGAGAAAATCGCCGAACCCATATGTGGGCCGGCTGATAATAGCCTGGCCATTGATATTGAACCCTAGTCCGGACTGTGGCGCCGCTATCTGGTTTCGGATGTATCGGCTGTCGTTCACTGTAGTGGGTAGACGAAGCGTCAAACTATCAACAATCCCGGTAGGAACGGTTAGACTGGTATTGTCAGTCCGGCGGTAAATAAACGCACCTGTCGAGGCATTGTAAAATGCAGAATCCAGGGCACGCACCTGCGCTGGCCGTTTCAGCACTACCTGCCCTGTGGCATCAGATTGCAGGAAAAATGTAGTGTCAGAATTAACTAAAGGGGATAACTTTACAACGGATGGTGAAAACGTAGCGTAGGGGCTGCCGGCCGCGGAGTTAAAAACGGTAGATCCAGGGGCAAATTGCCCGTAGGTGCTGCCAGTAGACCCGACGAAATTCACAAAATCCTTACCGGTACTGAAATAGTTATTGGTGGTAGAATCGTAGAGGTCAAATCGGTTGTTTCCAAACTGACCTATCAATACTCCCTTTGTGTGAAGTTTAAAAAGACCCTGTTTCCCGGCCGGTGTGTAAGAAAGGCCGGACAGACTGCCGTCCGATTCAGTGAATCCGATGTGCTGCGTCCCGTTTGACAAGTTGAAAAGTGGGGATCCAGCCACCCCGTAGTTCAGGGAGAACCGATTGCCGGCAGTAGCAATGTCTGTATTGGCCAGTAATGGGGCGCCAAGCTGGAAGGTATTACCGGCCAGTTTCAAACCGTTATTAGCAAAGTATACACTGCCCGCGCCGCCGGTAATGGTAGACCAGTAGTTACCATTCCACAAGCGTACCGGGGGCGCTGCCGGATGTCCGACAGTATCCTGTGGCAATATTACAACCGCCCCTACACGGTTAGGCGCAAAACCCGCAGTATCACGAACCGGGAAATATAGGCCACCGTCAAAAAGGATATTACCAGGATATCGGTAGTCGCCGTACACCGGCTCAGGGGATTGTGCCAGGCAGAAGCCCGGTGCCAGAATCAGAAGTAAAAAAAGTAGCTTTCTCATGCTGTAATCATCTCTTGGTATAAAACAAAAAGGGTCTGCCCCTTAAACATTCCTTTAGGAATACTCACCTGGCTGGTGTTCGGATTCCACGTATATTCTGATATTTTCAGCGGCTTCGTCTCTAACTCGATCTGAAGCACACTTTTACCGGTAAGCGGGTTGCCGTTGATATCAGCCAGGGTGATCAGCGTTTCACCATTTGCCGCCGCTGTGTAGCTCGTAGAGCTGGTTTTCTGATACATAGACGTTGCTGGGTTTGTCGGTGTCCAGGGGTTGGACGGGTTTTGGTTCGGATTCGTATTGCCGTTAGGGTTTTGGTCCACGATAGCCAGTACGTTTCCATTATTGCCGAAATTGGTGGCATATATCACTCCTGAAAGTGTCATTCGCTGGAAGACATTTACATCAGTAACCAATTCATCGTCGTATGTGTATTTTTGACCGGATACCGGGATTACGTTGGCGTTCTCCACGCCGCTGTCCTGTATCATCTTGTACAGCAGATCTAAGCTGCCGTAGCAGTTAAGGCAAACGTCCAATATGCTCTGCCCAGATACCGCGGTGAATGTTCTATTTGCCATCTTTCGTAGCATTTGGGTTTATCACCAGACCATCGGAGGACACGACTACCGTAGGATTGGTAACGGTATAACCGTCGCTGGTGAGATTCAATTTTATGGCTCGCTGCAGCTGCTGTTGCTGTCCGGCGGAGTTCAGATAGCCGAATACCCCGACACCATCCGGTGGATTTTCCTTCCACCAACCGGGGAATGCGTTCACCGTATCCATGATGTGCTGTTCATCGCTCTCTGCGATGAGAAAATCACCGTCACGTATCTGAAGATCATTCTGCATCAGTGCTATATCATAGTTAACTGCCATGTATTATTGTTGTGTTTTCGATTTCGCTTCTTTCTGTCGGCGTCAGTTGCCCTGGCACCTGTGATGGAGTAGTCGTAGTACTATCAGAACCGAATGTCACGCCGCCATGCACATGCGTATTGTGCGCGGTAATCAAAGCGTTTACCTTGTTTTCCAGCGCATTCAGCTTGCTGGTTAGGTCTATAACCTTTACTAATCCGCCAAAAGCGCCATCGTTGAGCGTAATTTTACCCGGGGTGACATCAATCACGGAATTGCCTACAACCGTGTATATCCTGTCCAGTTCGCTGAACATGGCCACGTAAGGAGGTGCGTATTTACTCATAACTACAATCACAGTGCTGTTGATCGTCGGCACGTGAAGAACGCCGTCGTCGACTTCGGCCATCAGTTGAGCGTCTAGAACATCGGCAACGGCTGTGCCCGTGATATTGGCACAGGTGCATGTCCGACTATCAAGATCAACGCTTTCGACAGTACACAGCAGCATGGACACCTTATCTGAAGCATCCATACCGGCTAACTGCCTTACTGCTCGTTCGATCTTAGAATCACTCATATCGCATTACCTTTATTGTCCAGCCGGGCTACCTGGTAGTCCAGCGTAATTGTTTGCCGCATACCATTCATGCCGCCAGTACGGTTTACCGCCTTTACTTTATACCTGCCGTTTCTTTCAGGCAGAATGTCGTCGATGATATCCACGTTATCTCCCTGCTGCACGTAGGGTATTCCGAAAGTGGTAAACTTTCCTTTGAACCCTGTGTAGTAGTACTTTTGTAGCTCTTTCTTCGCCAGATCTATCAGCTCTGCTGCCGTGGCAACATCCCAGAAATACAGCGTTCGCCGTTCGCCGGCTGTATTGGGGGCAAAATCTGCTTTTTGACCGGCAGGCTTCACTGTACCTATGAATTGCCCATTCTGCTGTGTGACCAACACCTCTAAGCGCTCCTTTTTTGTTTTCGGCTTACCGTCCTTGGTTGTTATCGCCAGCTCCTTTTTGTTTATGGAATAAGCGATTGCAGACAGCTGTACGTCGTCCTTTCGTTTGTAGTCCAGCTCGTCGGAGATTATGTTCTGCTGAAACCGGAAGACTTTTCGACCACTGGCTATGGCGTCGCTTTCGAGATAAACCTGCGCGCCAGACCGTAGCTCATTGCCGCGGAAGTAGCTGTTAAAGTGGTAGTCCTTGCGCAGCCGGGCCAACACCTCACACACCGTTTCATTTTGCGTGCGAAATGCGCCAAATGTCGTTTTGGTCAAGGCATTCACTGTAAAGCCGGATCCTTTCAGGAGATCAGACAATATATCCTCCAGGGTAGCCGTAGCGGGATAGGCCCTGTTGGGTGCTATGATCTGTTTCAGCTTCCACATATTATCCTCACATTCAAGGACAATAGGCTGTTTGCTGGTAACCTGAGAAATGAACCCGGTGAAAAGGACGCTTGTCTTCAGCACCTCATTGCCGGAATTTTCATAATACCGGTAGCCCCCTTCAATTGTGACCGCATCTCCTTTTAGGAAAAGCGGCGCATTGTTGGAAAAGCCGCCGATGTTTACCCCCGGTCCAGACAGGGAAACCAGTTTTCCGCTTCCATCCCGCGCGTAAACATTTTTGGGAAGAGTGATCTTTGCTTTGTTGGTAAGATCCTCCCAGCTGTCGGAGGATTCATATTCGGCCACAAAATCGTAATGCAGTACTGACCGCCGGTTTGGAAAATCGGCCGTCGGCTGCTGCGTAAAAGTGATATTTGTGACAACTCTATACATTACTGATAAGTAGCTCTGTTGGTGTGTCTGAAATAGCGTTGATGGTAAATATTTGCTGGCTATATCCGCCCGGCTCCTGTGCGGTATTAAAGTCCGTGATGACGATGTTGTAAATGTCCAGGTGCTGCAGGTAGGAACTTGTAACCCGAATCGGTACCGGCGCATCAACCATTCGTTTAAGTGCGATCACCTCATCGACCGGATAATGCCCGTTTGGGCCAGTGATGATGCCGTTGATGGTAATCTGATAATCTCCCTTTCCGATATACTCCTTCACCGTACCATCCCGGCCCTGTATAGCAGTAGCGACTATATTTTTCGGCAGGCTCACAGCCATAAGAACAGTAACCAGCTTCACGGCCGGCACCGTAACTCGTTGGGTGCTGCTGACATCGTAAGAGACGCTTTCCAGTGTCAAATCGGTGAGCACCGGCGTACCCAAAATGGACTGATACAGCGCCTTATCCTGATAGGTAGTCTGATCTATCTTTCCCTCGTAGTTATTTGGCAGCGCTTTGACCACCCGCACATTTTGCAGATTGTATGCTCGTATGAGCTGCCCCGCTATGTTAGTTGCCGTCGCCATTACTGTCCTGCTACAATTTGAGAATCATTTACTGCCGAAAGAAGTGCTTGTGTTACCAGTTCTTTCACCTTACCCGCACCTTCCGTGATGTTTGTCGTTTTGACGGTAAACTCTTTTACCAGATTGTCTATTTTAATGTTGATCGTGTAAGATTTAGAGCCGGTAACTTTGGATGCGCCGGTATCCGTCTTGCCGGTTGTAGCAGGTGCTACCGCACCAGTAGGACCAGCTGACGCAACAGTTTTAGGCGTGCCAGTGCCAGCTTTCACCTCTGCCGGGTTATCATTTGCGAAATCCGCCAACCCTGCGTCCCACCCCTTTTTTGCGGCCTCGCCGAGTCTCTTAGCTGAGTTGTATATTGCATCAACCCCTTGCTTACCGCCCATCATATATTCATCCCAGTTAAAGGTGAATAGCCCGTGCAGTTGGTGGTAGAGGCCGGTGAAGATATCACCGACGATCGATGCAAATTCCTTGATGACGGCCCAGCTGGCCCAAAGCAACGCACGAAACTTACCGAAATGGTTGTATGCGTAAATAATGCCGGCAGTAACTGCGGCAATAGCGGTGATAAGAAATCCAATAGGATTGGCGGCAAAAGCAGCATTTAACATTGCTTGCATACCGGCCCACGCCTTTGTTGCTGCCGAAGCGGTTAGCATACCATCACCCAGGATCGTAATGCTGGCGTACTGTATGGCCTGCCAAGCCACTGACGCTTTTGTCACCATGAGGGCGCCAAACATGATACCTTTGTAGGCTAGCCATGCAGCGCCGGCGATACCCAATGCAGTCGCAACGTCTTTAATAAGGCGTTTATGTTCCATAAGCCATTGCCACCCTTCTTTCAGCTCCCCCACAAAGTCTTTAATCCCCACAAGGCCGGCTTTTATTGCAGGCTCCATATCATTGAAAATGACTTCTTTCAGTTCTACTACGGAATTTTGCATATCCGTCATCCTGGCTGTTGTGGATTCGACGGCCGCAGGAATAGCGCCGGCAAATTTGTCCTTTAGGGCTTGTGCGAATTTTGGGAGAAAGTCATCAGCTAGAACCTTTCCCGCTTCAACCTGTTTGGTAAATTCCGCCGTTGTCATACCCATGGCCTTTGCAGCTATCTGAAAGGCACCGGGTAAAGCATTCCCTAGCTGTAGCTTTAACTCCTGGCTTTGGACGGTGCCTTTTGAGACCATTTGATTTAATGCCATAAACACCTGATCGGCTTGCGCAGCAGACAGGTGCATGGCAGTTACACCAGTGGTCACCCCTTCAAACACTTTACGTGCCGCTTCCCCCTGCAACGAGGATCCCATCAGAGCTGCGTTCATAGCAGAAAACCCTTCTGTAGTTTCCATTACCGGCAGCTTATAATCGTGGATCATTCGCTGTAGAAATGAGTGATTTTGGGCGGCATCTTCTGCGTTAAGTGAAGTATAGTTTATTACGTTGTTAAGGGTTTCCAGCTTGCTGCCTGTTTCAATGATATCAAGACCAAAGTTCCTTATCTCACGTAGCCCAAATGCAATACCCATCCCAACACCCAACTTAGTTATAGTGGACTGAAGGCTGCTCATTGTACCTTCAACCTTTTTTGCAGTCGTGTCCACGTTACGAAGTTGATTCGTAATCAAATCGCGAAGGGTGAGTGTATATTGAACTATCTGGTTCACTGTTTTTCCATTTGGCCGGTCTTCTTTAAAGCAAATTCCAGATAACCCCAAAGCCGATAAATATCATCCTCTTCAAGGGTATCTGGATCTATATGGGTATAGTATAGGATGAATGCACAAATCTTACTATATTCAGAACTACTGTCCGTTATAGCGTATTCGTCTATTTTTTTTTGAACGTATTAATGGCGTATTTGATAAGATTCTGTGCCTCCATGGCAGCGCCAAGGTTGTACTTATCATTTTCAGGTAGTTCGCTCATGATGCGCGGATCACTAGCTTCTGTGATAATTGTAAGCTCCAAAAGCTCCTGTGCAGCCGACACCATCATGCCGCCCATCGCTTTATCCAGGATGCGGGTTTTGGCCAGCCGGCTGGGTTCTTTCAGATATCCAATGATCTGTTCTCCTGTTTCAGGCTCTTCAAATACAACAGGAGTTACCTTAACGCCGTGACTTTTTGCCAAGTCTTCAGCCCGCTCTTGAATTTGCTCTTTGGTCAGTTTGGAATCTTTTTTCATGTTACAGGTGGTCTATTTTGCCGATAATGAGCGGCAGGGTTACGATAAGTTTTGTGTCGTTTTGCGCAGCCTCAACTCCTTCCTCGGTAAACTCACAGGCGCGTAAGATGTCGCGGCTGGTGCTGGCGATGCTGTTTCCGAAAATGACGGGTATGTCGAACATGCCTATTTGAAGGGGATCCCTGTTAGGGGCTGCGGCGATGATACGACGTAGTTCGTCCTGGTATATGTCAATAGAACCTTCCGGTTCAATCTGGCCGTATCCGCGGGAAACGGGATGGTTGCCGGATCCGTAGTTGTTCGTTTTGTTCTGTTTGTTCTTATAGCTGATTTTCGTAATACCAACCACCGGTACGCCAAACAGCACCAGTTTGATATCGGCCCAGCTGTAATTCACGCCATTGATAAGTGCTACTGCCGCCATGGTTAAGAAATTGAAACGTTAAAACCAATGTTTACCTGAATGTTCCGGGCAGTGCCAATCGGTACCAGGTTGATGGTAATCACGATAAGCCCAGTTTGCAGGACATTCTGTGTGGGGCTTACCACCACCTGCTCGGCGCTCAGTTCTCCATCTCGGACCATTTGGGCGAGATTCCTTTCGGCTTCTGTTTCCAGGTAGGTAACCACGGTATCGGTCAAGGTGCCGTCAGCATTAAGGGTGATAGGGCCGTTCAGTTGAGGCACCATAGAAGCATATACGCCCCGGGTAGCTTTCTGAATCGTCCGGTTATCGCTGATGTAGGCGTAATCGGATGTCACCGATACAGCGGAACTGTTTTCGTTAAAAAATGAGCCAGCGGTACCTACGAACTTCCGCAGGAAGATGTAACGCTTATCCTGCAGGGCAGAAAGAAGGTTGTCCGTAACGGAGGCATCGCTGAACAGTTTACCGTTGGCAAAAGCCAGCGTATCGCATTCCGTGCCGTTGCTGATGTTGAACTTCTGCACCCAGGCAATGCTTTCGGAAACCTTCGCAGCGGCAACAGCACCCAAGGCCGCGCCCAGGGTAGTAATGGATTTACCATAAGCGGCAAACAGCTGCGCACCCAAGGCGGCGCCGTCCTGCGAAATGATAGCACTACACAGATTAGCGGTCAGCAGGGACAGATCGGACAGCGTGGAAATGTCTGACACAGCAGCCATATCGGCAGCATAAAGAGCAATAAGCTCCTTGTGCTGTCCGACCAGTGTGTTACATACGTTGTGAATAGTGGTAATATCGGCAGCGCTGAAAGCAGCGCCGTCCTTATATATTCCAACCTGCCTGATCAATCCATTTGAAAAATCCTGTAAGGTGATAATTTCCGAAAAGGTGTAGGATCCGGGCACTGCAAAGAAGCCAACAAACAGGTTGCCCTGTGGCTGTAACCGGAAGTATTCGGCGATATGGTAATGCCATACAGCCTGCAAAGAGGCTACACCGCCAGTAAACTGCGTGATCGTACCGGCAATAGTGCCGACGATGGTAACAGTAAGCGGGGTGCCGGAGTTGAGGAACACACCAAGACCTTTACGGGCTTTGATGGTCACAGTAGCCGTGGCCACTGTTGCGACATAGCCATGCGACGCTGTGCCGGCATTAATCGCCGCCGCAATGGCGGTAGCCACGTCAGCCACAGCGGCTTCGCTTGCCGTCTTGGTGTAAGTGCCCAAAGTAACAATCTTGCCGTTAGGCTCTGCGACCTTAAAAGTCGCAGTGTTGCCATTGGCACCGACAGCCGTTACCAGGTAAGTGGCGGTTGCCTGTGTCTCGTCATTATAGTTGGCCAGAATACCAGCAGCTTCAGCGTCCTGAACGCTAAAAAACTGCTTAATTCGGTTTGTGGTGCTGAATCCGGACGGAAGAGTGGCGGTGTAAAAGACCAGACCAGAAATATAATCCTGTCCTGGCAACGGCCTGCCTAACCCTCCCTGCCCTAAAACGAAACGTACGTTGTTAAGCGCCATGTAAGTTATTTTGCGGGGATCTGGATGGTATCACCAACCTTCAGCCCTTGTTTCTCGAAATCGGGGTTTGCGGCGAAATCATCCTCAGTCAATACGTAATCGACCAGATCATCATCGTTTTCGTCGCCATCACCGCCGGATAATCCACCCATGGACAAAAGAGTCGAGGCGTCATACTCTTCAAATCCATCAACTGCTTGCAGGTGGTATTCGCCGTGCTTGTTGATGTAGATCTTTTCAACATAATCATGCAGTTGAAGGAAGCCGATAGCCTTTTCCAGCGGGACAGCGTTCAGTTGTGGCGTGCTCTTTTTAGAGGCATTTTTAGTTCCCTTGGCCATAATTATGCAGTTAATGCGCGGCCCATCTCTACCCAGGCAGCACCGTTAAATATGAAATCGATATACCCTTCTTTACTGGACGCCAAAGTGAGGGTTCCGGCGGATGAAAAGCCGGTACCGAAAGTCGCAACACGACCGGTAGCATCGGATTTCAACAGAAAGCGCATCTTATCGCCAACATAAGGCAGCGTCACGTCGGCGGTGAAGGTTACCGCACCGGTTAAGACTGCGGGGACCACCAACGTGTCCTGTTCAGTCGTAGTAATCTTGATGCTAGCGGCGAATGCAGGGGTTTTATAGTCCTGCGTAACCGTTCTGAAGGTGTTGTCCTGGTTCGGGCCGGGAGTAAATCTTGAAGTGGTAGGCATTTGCTATAAAGTTTAGAGGGTGATTGTAGTATAGAGGACGACAAAATCCGGGAAACCGTATTGAGTGTCCATTTTGAACAGACCCTTGATGAAATACAGTTCTGAATTGGCTTGTAAGCGGGCCAATTGCAAACCGTCCTGGTCTTCGGTACTGTTTACGCCGATCCACGGGTTTGAATCAAGATCGGGGGAAGAGATACAAACGATGATAGTGTTATCTGGTATACCGGCCAGAGGCACAACGTCGTACCCTTTGTAACGATTGATACCCTTTTCCGTAGTGTCGTTGTTTTTGTACACCTGAGTAGTCAGCGCATCTTCATAGATCTGCTGAGTGCCATAGCTGATATGGAACTTCAGTCCTTTAGCGCCGTATTTGTACAAAATCGCTTGCGGCACCAGTTTGTAGGTACGGTTGAACGCATCCAGAATGTTTTCCTGACCTGCACCGGCGGTGCCGGCAACAAGAGTGGCCGGAGATGACACCTTAACGGTCTCAGAAGCCTGCAGCAGTTTAACCAACAGCCCATCAAAGTAGAAGTACTGCGCGTCACCGGCCAACTGGCCTTTTGTGGTAGGATCCACGGCGGAACCTTCCGGATCAAACGCAATACGGCTTCGCCATGTCGCATTCTCGAAAAATTCGTTCAGGCGCTTCATCGTTTGTAGCATCGTAAACTCTTCAGCAGTAGGTGGCAGCTCGCGATCCAGCAGCTTAGGCTCCAGGTTGACAGCCTGCCAGTGCTGTTCGTAGTCACGGGGGTTAAATTCCAGATACAACATCATGTCTTTAGGAACAAGCATTTTGCCGTCCACGTTGATGTTACCTTTGCTGGTGGGGGTCGCCTTGCGCTTCTGCATGAAGCCTGAAACTTCGATGCGGGGGATGGTATACTGCTTTTTGATACCATCCTGTACGTGCGCACAGCCTTTTTGCACGGTATCCATTTCGATAACCGGGCGGGTGATGAAATAGCTGGCGGCTTCGCCGGCGTATGTGGTATCTTGAATTACAAGTGCTTCAGCCATTTTTCACTGTTATTTTAAACGGTTTGAAATCTGTGACATAGCCAACGCAACGCCACCTTTCATTTCGATGTTCTCTTTTGGTTCGCGGTTAACAACCTCAAATTTCGCGGCGGTTTTGTTTACCGATACGCTATCAAGGCGGTTTTTAATCTTGTCGAAATCAGCCACGGCGTCTTCAGTCCACTCTGCGATTATTTTCGCTTCGTTTTTTATCTTACCGGCTTTAACAGCAGCATCAATAAGACCTTTAGCCTTTTCCTGCTTCGCTTTATTTTCGACTTCGATTTTTTCTTTGTTGGCGGCGTCTAGGTCGTTTTTCATTTTATCGTAATCTTCCTGAAGCTTCTTAGCTTTGTCCTGTGCGTTTTTCAACTCATTTGCCAACTTATCCAATGATTCTTTGGACGAATTTTGCAACGCGGACAAATCGCTTTCTGCTTTTGTGGCGCGATTCATTACCGCGTCAACAGCTGCGAGAATACTGTCCTCATTTGCTTCCGCGGTAAGGCCCAGCTTGTTAGTAACTTTCAGCATCTTAGTACTGTTTGAGGTGAGAAGTTTGTTCACTATCTTGTTGGCTTCCTTCCAGTAATCGGAGACAGAGGTTAACGCCCCGGAAAGCCGTTTTTTGTTTAAATCAATACTTTTTTCGATTGTGTCGCAAAGGCCCAATGCGAGGGCTTCCTCTGCGGAGATGTAGGTAGTCCGGTTCATCATCCGGGAAGTATCATCTTCATTCATTCCACTCCGGCCGGAAATCATCTTTACCAGAGACCCTTTCATGGCATCGATGAGTTTCATGTTGTCGCTGCCGGACGGATTATGATACATCTGAACGCCATAATCCGCCATGATGCGGTTTCGGCCTGCCTGGAAGATAACGGCGCAAATGCTGGCCGCCATGCCGCAGCAATAGGTATCAACCTTCGTTTTGCTCTTCAGGATAGCGTTATAAATGGCGTAACCTTCCATGACGTTACCGCCTACACTGTTGATCCACACCTGAATGCGCTTTTTGCCCATTCCGTCGAGGGTTAACAGCTCCTGTTGAAACAGGTCGCCCCTGATACCTTCCCCGTCCTCATCGTCAAAACCGATGTGGCGGTTGATGAGCATTATAGGCTCATCGCTTTCAGCGTTCACTGTATATAAGAAAGGCATGTAACGAAATTACACGCAGTGTTTTTTCTGATGACCGATGTAGGTTACAATTCGTATCTTCGATACAAAAAAAGAATCGCATGCAGGTATCAAATGAGATCTATGAAGCTGTCGTAACTGAAAGAGAAAATATCGTAAAGAGGGCACTTTGGGGTATAGGAGTGGTAATTACAGAGGGCAACGCGGCAGAAGTTGGGTCCGAAATAACGGTTGTGGTGACCCCAAACGGATTGGAGAACTATTTCTATAAAGCCATAAATTTCTTAATTCTTAATCCAGACTTCCAGTTTGATGCCGTGGGTAACATAAGATTCGAATACGAATCCATCGCCTAATGTGAATTTTTAGAAATAGCCAGTATTCTCTCCCGCTCTGCTGCCGGCAACTTGTCAAAAAAACTTTTTACCATCACATTAAGCGCCTCACTTTTACCCATCTCATTTATTTCACGATAGGCATTAAAGAGGCTGTGGGTACCTGGTTTCAAGTACCCCTGCACTTCTCGGCTCAATGCTGATGATCTCTTCTTCTCCGCCATAGCAAAATTTTAAGATAAACGCTGCACCCACAGTACTGCCCGGTACGGTGGTAAGATGCTAAATGATGCACCGCCACCAGTATCTCCGGTATTAGCTGTGGTGTTCTTCCTACCGTTAAATTGAACACCATCTATTCCCGGCACACCGTCGCTACATGCCTCAATAGTGTGGTGGTGGGGCGGTAGATTGCTTTCATTTAAAAGTTGAGTTTTTGCACCTCCGACGCTGTTAAATGGAGTATTGAATAAGCCGTCACCCGGATCCCACCCGAAAGGGGCGCGGCCCTTCATATCAACCGCCCCATCCAAGCCATTACAGTCATGCCACCCGATCGTATACGGATGGATGCCGACACCGTTTCCGTTGAAATAGTCGCTATATAACCCACCGGGCCATTTCCACATTTTTATCTCACCAATACTACCCTGCAAGCGCTTAGTGATATCGATGAAGTCCAGAAAGTTTGCAGCGCCAGAACCACTCAGTCCCGGCTGTATGACACACTTCCTGATTTGGTGTACGTTCCGATTAACCCCGTCGGTAAACTGGACCGGATCGGCGATAACATCGGAGAAGTAAGTAAGCCCAGTGGTCACGGTTGGCGGATTGGGCACGACGCCCACAGCGACATTCGCGCCGCTGATAGTGAACGATGCGGCGTCCACCAAATAGACTTCACCGTTATAGAATATCGATCCGGCCGAAATATTATAGTTGTTCCCGGAGCCGGAATTAACGCAACCGCTCAGGACGTATACCTTACCGGGATTGTAGGCAGAACCGGCCAGCGCCTGCCCCAAGGCAGATATTGCTTCCTGATATGCCAGCTGCAGGTGAACCAGCGAACCGGCTTTTAACGGCAGGCCTACGGTGGTAGTTACTGCTGATGTATCTAACTTCCTCATGATTAATATATTACAACGTCATATAAGATGCCGGCGATAATATACTGGTCGGCATAGTTTCGGATTATTTTTTCGCTGTTCAGCGGGTCCGTATCCAGGGCGCTGAATAGCGCGACCGGCACATGAATGGTCATGTTGGAGAACGGGCTGAATATGTAGTAGTTGATGATGAACTGCGATGAATTGTTGGAAAACACGACGGACGATGTGCCGACCGTCCCGCCGGAGATGAAAACGGCGTAGGGCTTCGGCGATACGGTAATATAAATGTCGCTTACCCCCGGCGGCTGCCGGAAAACACTACCAAAGTACTTATTGATAGCATACTCGAAAATCAGCTTACAGCCATTATACAACACCCTCTCAAACACCCCGATGAAGTTCTGCTGAACAACCATCCATGTGGCTTTTTCCGTGGGCGTGTTAGTGTTCCCATTAACCAAGCTCTCGTATACCTTCTGTTTATACAATACCCTGGCGTATTTGGCATAGGTTGTGCCGCTGATCCATGCTACCGCCGTTGTACCGGTTCGGTAATCGCCCATCCATAAATCGCGTAGCCATTGGACCGGCTTCACCAGCGCTTTAAGCCATGCAACAAAATATCGGTACCGCTTATCAGGCGGCGTTGCCTGTACGGCGATCTGGCTAAAATCTACATCGTATATGCTCATTATTCGGGTATAAACTGTAAAGTATCAGCCGGTGTATTACCGGCAGTTGTTTCCGGGATCATGTACCCGCTGACGGTAGGCCACAGCCGGGATATGACCTGATTGTTCAAAATCATATTTGGTATGCCACCGAAAGCCGTATTATAGGCCCGGGCCGATACGTTTTGTAGCAAAACATCTGTTACGCCGGTTACGTTCCTTATCGCCAATTCAAGGCTACTGATACGCATTTGCCCGTTGAATGGAAGCGCCGCCAGAAACGCATTAATGGACTGCAGCACGTTGGCGCTGATGACATCACTGTACTGTCCGTTGTAGAACACTTGCCCCTGTATGTACAACAGGTCCGGGTCAGTACTGATGACATTGTATGAGACGCCGGCAGCCCCGATAGTATCCACATAGCTTTGTACAGCGCTGAGCTGCGCCGGAGAAAGCGCCTGCGGCGGTTCGCCTTTGGCCACCTTGACTATCACATTATTGGCGATGTTGGTGGTCACGCTGCAGCGGGTTATAATCCGCAATGACGGATCGACAACCGGGTATGTGGGCGCCAGATCTACTAGCTGGATGATCTGTGGTACATCGGCGCTATACTGAAACTTAAATATGCGATCCTGTATCCATGCGGCGCTTGCCGGCGCACCTTTCGCTACTGTAGCTTCAACAGCTGCTGAAAAGATGTCCATCAGCTGTTCCAGCATACCGATCGCCACAGCGGTGATAAACGCCCACAGCCGGTAAATCGCTCTTTTGCTGGTGGATGTCAATACCGGCGATAGATCAGGGTCGGTAATCACCTGATCGAGTATCTGTTGCTGAATCTGTGAAATCTGTCGTGCCATTATTGCGGTATATATGGTTTGTACCCGGGATGGGGGAAAACTGTGTTGTTTTCCACTCCGGGGATATTGTCGGTAATATTCACATGCACCTGTAAGCCGGTAGGCGGGTCTTTCGTGATGAACTTACCGGAATCCGGGTCCAACGGTGAGCCTTTAGTATCGATGAAGTTGACTGCAAAATCTATGGTGTAATGGTAAATATTGTCGTGCTCATAGTCCTGAGCTTCCAGTATTTTGGTCATAGGCCCGCAGCCAGTTGGGCTAAATAGTTGCAGCACCTCAATTACAGCATCCCGCAGATCGAACACGACAAGATCCTGCTCAAAGGTGCCATCCTGCGCATCGTAATACTCGTGAGCGATATGGATGCGGAAAATCAGGTCAGCTGATGAGACACCTAAAGCCAGGGTGTCCCAGGTTGATCCGTCAACCGTCTCAAGAAAAGCTGCCGGCTTAGGAAAGTTGTACAATTCAGCGCTTTTCTCGTAGTCGATCTGGTTGTTCCATATCCGGATATACTGGAAAGTGGGGATACTTTTCAGTTTGTTCAGGATATCGAGTATTGGTTGTTTAATCCCGGCCATACTATTTAAAATTGTCTAATACGTGTTGATTAAGGATGTCTTTGGCGATTTTATTGGTCTCCTTGTTCCATCCAATATATTGGCGCTTAGGTATTTTACCCCCGTTCCACGTTCTACCCCCCTCATTGTGTATTTCTGCATATGGCCTTTTCACCTTATAGCGGATCATTTTAGGAGTAATAGATTCCATGCTGTTGTTTACCGCCCGCCGTAATGCACCAGAGCCTATAAGAATTTTCCGCTTGCGCCGGGAAAGCCCCTTGCGCTTGGGATATTTGTACTCCGGAGTGCCCTTGATACGACGCTTTACCTCTTTCCATAGTTTCAGCCCCCACGCCTGTTTGTCGAACGACTTAAGAAAATAGTTTTTATGTGCAATGCCGATTTTGCGAGCGAGTTTAAGCTCGTTCTTTTTGAAGTTCTGTAGAACCACATCGAAACCAAATCTCTGTTTCTCCATTACGCTGTTGCTGGTTTATAAAACTCACACACAAGCGGCTCCCATTGTAAAGCGCTGCCGCGCTTTATGGGCACATGATCCATGGTTAGTTCGTCCTCATCCTTCAGAACCTGTTTGTCTTTACCGGATAACATCAGTACCTCTACGCCTTTTCGGAACAAGTCATAGTAAGATGGGCGCAAAACAACCGCTTTAAGAGGGCTTTGCCGCTTCCGGTGATATCCGACCGCCTGAGCCACAAGATCAATAGCCGTATTGTATGTCCTGTTGTAATCACTGAAATCAAAAGGCTGTATCATTGTTCACTGTTACTTTATAGGTAAATTGAAATTTCTGCGGGCAAACGCCTGGTCCCGTTTAGGCATTTCGGTGAAATAAGGATGCTCTTTCGTAAACACCTCGCCGGTAACACCGACGTTATTCTGGAAATAGCTTGGCAACTTTTCGTCTACCTCCGCCATGAGCCTCGCAACCTTCGCTTTGCCGGTAACCTTAGCGTCCTTATCCTCCTGAATCAGCGTACAACGACAACGCCAATGGTTCGTTGGAGACTTGGTACGCCATACTGGATGATTCACCGGCAGGCAAAGACCGTTAAGAGAACGGCAGATATCAGACGTTACGGCATCCATCACGGCAGAGTAACGCAGGTTGGGGTAGATATCGCTGTCAAACTCTATCTGCTTCCAGCGTTTCGCGTTCTGGGCTTGTGCCATGATGGTTTCACGCTCCGATTCGGCCCAGACCTGGTATTTTTCATACATGGGCAGCGCTTTTTCGGCGTACTCCTTATAGCTCTTTACGCCCCTTTTTGCGGCTACCAGCTCACGGGTCATTTGGTAGGTCTTGGCGGCAGAGAAAGCCTGAACATTCACACTTAACTCGTCAAAGAACTCCTTTTCTCCTGCCTTACTGCCAAATCCCTCAGAAAGCGTTTTTATGAAGCTTTTCACAGTAGACTGGTAATACTTAACAGGCAGCCTCCTGGCGGTGATGTTGCCCGAAAACACGCCTTTCAGCATCTTATTTACAGCGGCTGGGGTCATTTTCCGTAGAGCTTATTGATTTTGTTCTGAATATCTTTAACACTCTGTATTACCTCCGATTCGTCCTCGTCAGGTACATCCCCGACCAACGGCTCCGGCACTTCCACCTCTTCAGTCGGTATACCGGTGCGCTCTTCGAAATACTCAGCGGACATTTTCAGGCCGGCGTCCTTCATTGTCTTGGCTATCTGCGCTGTACCAAGGTTGCTTTTATCCTGCCGCTCCCTGAAAGCCTCTTCCTCCGCGTCGTTCTTATAGCGGAAACGGTATTTCTCCGGAATGCTGGTCAGTCCTAGGTTACGGAGCTTGGGAAAAAGCTGTTTGTTAACGATAGGCAGCATGAAGCGTGCATCTTTCACCTGCTTATCGCGAAGTGCTACCGCGACCGGGTTGTCATCCCCCTGACCGGCGCCGATTTTACCGGGCGTACTGTCCATAGCATCGGCATGGCCCAGGATGATTTTGGACACCTTCGCCTCGCAGCGCTTTTCCAGATTATCATAACCCTGATAGCCAGTGCCACCCAGTTTGGTTTCCAAAAAGGTGATGTCGTCCATTGGGTCTATAATGGCGTAGCCGGCAGACCCCATGTCTTGTATAGCTCTTTCCAGCTCTGCGCGTTCGCTTTCTTCGGTCTTGGTGGTCTTGCCTACCCGGTAGGGCATAGCGTACAGCTCTACGAAGTCACCATTAAAGCCGAGAGTGTTACGAAGAAATATTTCGTACAGAGCGATTTGGTACAACAGGCCGTATCCACATGGACTTACACCCGAATCGGATGGCGTGCCTACGAAAACGTGCCAATCGCTCTGCGGCTTTTCGCGCCAGTCTTTACCAGAAGTGGCGTATATGAAGCTGCCGACTTGGTGGCGATCAGGTGATATGAACCAACGGGGCACTAGGGAGACGCCCTGAATCTGGTTGTCAACAATATCCCCCAATGAAATGAGGCTATACCCGAAGGATATGGCATCAAGGGCGTACGATTGGAAGTCGTAAAACCAAGGCTGTTCTTCCAGCTCCTGCGTAAGCACTTTGCTTTCTACGCCCTTTTCGTCGTATATACCGAAATCCCGCAGCAGCGTTAAGTCTTTACGACGTTCCAGCAGTGAATATACATGGCCGTTGAGGATGGTATCGATGAAGATGCGCTGCATCTTTACTCGAAACGGATAATATGCCTTTTCGGCCTCACGAATCGCATCGCGCCACATCGACACATCGGTGCGTAGGCGCTGCAGCTGCACCGGGCTGATGTAGTTGGCCAGGTTCTGCGTAACTCCTTTTTTGGAATAGTTGAAGTTGGCAGCCGATCCCGGCAGCGACTGCGTGTTGAACCCGAAGTTCCTAACCTTGTTTATGCGGCTGCGTTTACTCATTAGTAGCTGTTTATGTTTTTAATAGGACCGCCCCACCTAATGCGGCCACCTTGCCGGGGCTGCTTGGCCGGTATGGCAGGTGTCACATCACCCTTTGCGCATTTCTTCAGCCAGTCGATAGCGTCGTCATAGCGTTTTACCCGCAGCTCCGGAATGTTCCGGGGAGCGATACGGCTATGCACATGGTACAGCGCTATGTCCACCATGTACGTGACAAGCTGCTGACTGCGGGTATCGCCGGCGGACCATACCGTCGTATTGGTTACCGGCGTACCGGCCGGGATGGTATAAGGAATGCCGGCACCCCAAAACTGCAAACCGCTGTTTACGTTATCCGGCCATACGTTCAGAAATGGCAGGTTGTCGTAATCACGGAATTGCAGAGCGACCTCCTGGCTCATCGGCTGCGTAGCTATCCGGCAGGTATAAACGGCGTTTTTGTAAAACACCATATCGCCGACAGCGTACTGTTGGTATAAATTAAATGCCGGCTGAGGCAATGCGGCGTAGAACATACTACCAGCATCGCCAAGCAACTCCCACTTTGCGGGATCGAACACTCCGGTAGTAGGGGTGATACACTTATATGCCTCGCCAGCATTAGTAACGCAGTCGTTAACGACGTAAGCCGTTGCCGGCGCATATACCGGATAGTCCAATACAACCCGGTTACCGGCCTTGTAGGTCGCCAATGTAGGGCTATATGGCAGGACGTTCTGCAGCTCGGTAGACAGATCGTATTTCTGAACCAAGTAACTGCTCGCCTCTTCAATAGCAGTACCTACCGCGCTATCGAGGATAGACGGGTCAGAGCTGATCACCTGATTCAGGTTCTCAACCTGTATCTGCTTTTTGAAATCCGCGTTGGTTAAGTAGTTCATTAGTAACTGTTTTTACTTACATTCTTACCGGTAGTTGGCTTGGTGGCCACACCGCCTTTCTGATACCTAGTAAATTCAGCCGCAAAGGCGTAACACATGAAGTAGTCATTCGCATCGCTTGTGTGGCCGTACTTCTCATAGGCTATACCCGTTTGTGGGTGCTTCTCCTTTATCTTCGCCTTTGTGCCATCCGCCGCTTCTTTCAGGTACATATAGTCCGAAATAGTCTTTGTACAGTTGTTACCTATTGTGAATACCAGACCATCGTACCTGAAAGCGAAGACGGTGTTTATAAAGTTGCCGCGCATCACAACAGGAGGCGCAACGTTTAACACTCGTAAAGTTGGCCGGTACCGGCTAAGTGATCGCATGATGATCACATAGTCATTTTGACCCTTTTCCGACCGTGTGTCCTCCTTCTTACCGTTAGGGTCACCGTAGATGAATAAACCGCCAGAATGGGCCGGAAAACGCCTAACAAACTCACGACAAACATTCTCTGTACGGTTGTTCGGCGTTTCGAGACATATTTCATCGATTTGCCGGGCGTGCTTTCCGTCTATCTGCCAAATGCAGCAGGTCATGTACGGGTTCACGTTAAAGTCGAACGTGATGTGAAGTGCCTGCGCCGGATTATACACCGTATCGCCGGTATCCCTGGCACGGTCAAAGAGCTTGTAAAAGTTGCCGCCGGTTTGCTTCCGTGTCCACAACCCCTTCGCATATACCGAATAGAGGTAAGGGTTGGTCGTTTTGTACCCCTCAATCTGCGCTTTTACCTGATCAGGCAACCAGCGGTTATCCTGGTACACCGAGTGATGAACCGTAACGGCGAATTGCACTTGCCTGCCCTCCACCTCTATGGTGGTATTCGTCCGATATGACAATTCGTCGTGTCCTTCAAAGAACCGTTTCCAGAACCAGTTTTCCGTGAAATCACCTTCGATTTCTGGGTTGATAGTAAAGATCTCCTGTAGGCAATCCGCCCTGTCCGAGCGGATGGTAAGGCTGATAGTCGCAAAATCCTCTTCAGGCGGCACATCCTCTTCATACCATACCGCCGTCGGGTCCTTTATCGATTTAAGGCTACCAGGATCGTCGCCGCCACGGGCTATGAATCGGTTGCCGTTCTTACAGATGATCGCTAAGGGGCTTGTCCTGAATGTAAAGAGCTGCTGCAATCCGAGCGTTATGATTGTCTGCTTCAGATTCTCGTAACTACTCTCCTGTATGGTGTTGTACTTTTTACGGTACAGGATACACTTGAAATATTTATGCGTCAGGCAGTTGTATACCAACTTTTTGGCCACAAAGTCTGATTTGCTACTACCGCGACTGCCGTATAGGATAATAAACCGATCCCGGCAATTCACCAGGCGCAGAAACTTCTGATTGATGATACTGCGCCACCTTGCCCATCTCACCTTAATCATTCATCATCCGGGTTTAGGTCAGGATCATCGTCATCCTGCGTCTCCACAGTAATGACCGTCTGTGAAACCTCCTTCTTATCCGCCAGTCCCAAATCACGGGAAACGATATTCGCATTCAAAAGTCCAGCAGCAGCGCCGGTGAACTTCTGAGTATATATGATTTTGCCTATGCGCGTAATGACTTGGGAAAAATCTTTATATGTGTTCTTGTATTCGCGTAGAGATTCGACCCCCAAGAAGGTTTCCAAGCCCTCCCAGGTGTACGCCCGCATTTTCGGGACGATGCACTCTATTGCATCCTTGCCATTAAATTCTATTGATTGAAGAGGGTGAGCGTCGCACCACTCAAAATAATTGCAGGCTTCTTCCCACAATATTTCGGGATCTGAGAGGATTTTGTTCCGACCATGCTTACTACGAAGCTTCCAAAATTGATTTCCCACGGGTGCACCCATCACAAAGTCATTTCACATCAAAGATATGAAATTATTCATATTTTCAAAATATTCTGAAAATATACTCCAGATCGTAATTATAGTAAATTCTGAAATATAAATGTAAAAAAAACGGGGCAACCTATTAATGATAGATCGTCCCGTTTTAAAGCGCCTTTGATGTCCGTTTATTCCTTGCCTGAGAATCCTAGCTGATTTTACCTTTCATTATTTTTCTATTTGATCGGTACATACCAACACCCAAAATACCCATTAATATGAAAAGGGAGCCGGTGCCCCAAGCTTCACAAAATATTAAGAGACCTCCCAATATTAGAAATATTACACCGAATATTAACCCGAAAACACCAATTGACCGAATAGATTTTCCCGCTATTTGCGTCGGTGCTTTACTCTGCTGGCCTGGTTTAAACTGATATCCACAGCTCAGACACGTAATAATGATCTTATTACTACCAGCGGTACCCGCAAGTAACCCCATACCTCCAATCAAAATAGCGCCTGCTGCAGCCTTACTGCCGCTGAATCCTTTTTTATTTGTAGTTATTTGATCTGAGCCGCATTTGGGGCACTCTACTTTGTTTGACATGTATAATTTTTATATATAATTATATTCAATACATACTATTATTACACCCTTTTAACTATTTATTTTTTAACTTAATGCAATCCATCGCAGATAGAAATATTTTCTTTTTTAATTATTGCTTTTGCATTATCAAAATGACAATACTGCTTCTCGCCAATATAACTTGCCCACATCGAGAATGTGCTTGGTGGCCCAATTATCAGATCACATGATGACATCAAGAAATGATCCACCTCAACACTATTATTAGATACTATAACGTTTTCAAATCGTGATGTATATTTAAATAAATTCAAATTGTCATCATTTGTAAAAATGAGTATTTTAGATGGTTTCCCAATAATAGACAATGCTTGCTCAATCATATTCATATATACTTCATCATCAAAAAAATACTTACCCCCTAAAAAATCCCTATAGTCTCCCCTTCTTATGTGCACTCCAATTATCTTTTCAATGCCAGTTTGCTTATTGAGATACTTATCAGTCAGTTCGTCTATTTTAATATTTGGGGTAAATAAGTATTGATACAATTTTCTATAAAGCGCAGGCGTCTTACTTCTAAAGTACCACCCTTGACAATATGCTAATTTATGATATTTAATACTTTTCATATACGACTCTTGCGCACCTGGATTGTCAAATTTTAAATTTGGTATAATTCGCAAAGCCCTCAATATATTGTAAAAATAAGTGTTATGGTGCCCATATTCATTCCGTAGATTGGGATATATATCATAGTATTCATCTAAAAAAGGGTTAATAAATTTAACCCCCAATTCCCGGCAATACGAGTCTATATGAATGTGCTGAAAAAATATATTACTTGTCTGACCATATGGTTTTCTTAGAATAATCATTGATAATTAATATACCTTTAAAAATGTAAAAACTAATAATTTATTTATACTGTGCATATACATTGCGCACAAAGAGACTAATTTTAGTATTGGCTTTTAGTATTGCCGGACAAATCTATCACTATCCTTTATTAACCGAAAAATTACTGCGTTATGTGACCGTCACACTTCAACCCCGCGAACTTATTAACTTATTCCCCCGTAACCGCTAAAATAGTTTGACATGCAGCGTAAAAAACAACAGCACCAGCAAGGGACCAAAAAGCCGCCGACCAAAAAACAAACAACCAAAGCGAACAGTAACCTACAACACACAATCGACACTGCCCGCCAGAAGGAAGATATGCCAGCTACTTTTCTTCAGGAAGCCAAGAGTCTAAATCATCTAAGACTATTTTGGCTTTTTTACGAAGATCAGCCTTAACATCTTCGTATTCCTCTCCCATCACGTGCGCCCTTAGGGCTGCATAATCTCTTAACAAGGCAACTAGCAACGCCCGCTCTGGATTTGACAAATCTCCGGCAGCGGGCCTGCCCATTTGCGCAAGCTCCTGTTTAAACTCTTTTTCAAGAAGAGGTATCAGGTTATTATTAGGGTCTTTTTTCGCTCTTGATAGTGTTTCTCTTTTATATCCAATCCGCTCCGCAATCTCTCCTTGATTGAGGCCTGTAGCAAACTGAATCTTTCTAATCAACAAATCAAACATATTGTTTGAATCCATCTAAAAAAGGGTTAAAATTTTGAACATTATCTATTTTTCACAATAAATCACATTTTGTGATTTTTATGTGATATTTATCACTACCTTTGATATATCAATACAAAAATAGGATACTACAACGGTATCATAACCAGTAAAAGTAACAATAATATGGAATACGTAGAAATACGCAAGGCAGAAAAAGAGAAGAAAGAAGGCCAGGTCCGGAAGCTGCGTATTCTGCTGGAGCAGGTCGACCGGAAAAGAATCATGGAGAAAACCGGCCTTAGCAAAGATACGGTATACAAAACACTGAAAAGAAACCCGACGCTGTTGTCAGAGAAAGTTATCCAGGCAGGGATTGAAATTGTAGAAGAGCGGACCGGTAAAAAATTCGAACAGATCACGATCAACGTTTAATCACCCACTTTAATTCAACATCATGAAACAGACATCATCATGCCTGCAGGCGGAGCTTTGCCCACAAGTTTGGCTTTTCACCGAATCAGAAGGGATCGTAATACCGGTTCTGACCCTCCGCGGTGGCCGTCCGGAAGATGAACTCTATTATATGGAGTCATGCGCTGAATCATGGATGGAGAAAGAGGTGGTTACCCAGCTGCGCGCCGGTGGTCGGTACTACCCTGCTGATATGGATGATCCCCGTGTGAAACTGTCCGACTTCGCTATCGATCTGGATGCGCTGGAAGACGTGGACGATCTGAATCAGCCTGAACTGGCAGCAGCTGTCCGCGCAGCACTGGCGAATGAATCTGATTACTCACCTGCCCGTAGGGCGTAAATCCCATACCAGCATGAAAACGAACGATAAAATCAAAGTTGTTGGCTTCTCAGCCTCAGAAGAGGGAGACCTGTTTATAGCGTGGGATCTCGGCGGTGTCCCGCAGCCAAACGAAGAAATGGCCGCCGGTGAAGTGCAGGAGGCTATGATGCAGGCTGGTATCATCGAGGACTATAACCAAGAAATGGTACTAGTGGTGCTGCGCGGCTGGTGGGGGCATACGAAAGAGTGGGCAGGCTTTACCGACTATCTGCGGCGCCGGCTCCGGGATGATAAAAACTTCTGTCTGAAACTCCTTTCTACTAAATACCAAAACGCTCAACGATGAAAACATCTTTACAACTCACCTTCTGGTGCACAATCGGCATCATCAACGCCGCAGCTTGGGTAGGGATGGCAATCTACTATCAGGAGATCAACTACGCCATGTTCGCTTTTCTCCTGCCTGCCGCTGTACGCAGTCTGTTTTTCTTAACCTTCAAAAAATAGCATCATGACACTCCTTAAGATCCGTCAGCTGCTGGTAAATGCAGCAGACCAGATGTACAAAGCGCACCAGTTCCAGGAAGCCGCGTTTTTGTCTCATGAAAACGACTTTGAGTCTTTTGAAGACTACGCAAAATACCTTGACTACAACGTATTTATGTATGAACAGTCCAAAGCAGCAGCCGATAAGCTCATGGAACAAGCCAATGCAGCAAACCTGTCATTCACCGCTAAAATGCTTGCAGCATGATGATGCTTATTGTGGTGCTGGCCTCTGTAGTCGCATGTGTATTCTGTATCTATTTCTTAACACAATATTTCTTAAAAATAGGCGATGCAAAACAATCTGACAGACTTCCTACACACCTTCCCTGCTCAACTTGTGACGATGATCATTGTAGCTGTGCTCTGGGCGATTTTGATGCCGAAAAAAGGCATTGACGGAGAGGACCGGTATAAGGACAGGACCAGCTACCGGAAACTGAATCAAAAACAATCAAATCACTCCATATGAAAAGAGAAATTAAGTTCCGGGCATGGGGCTGTGGGCAGAAAACACGGGGTAAGAGGTAACGAAAAAAACGAGATATGAAATAGCGAAAACAGGGCCTACATCGAGTTATCCAAAGCGCAAAATCAGTTATACACATCCCCAACAGGCCCAGGGAACGATTCAATCCCGACCGGGTGGTCGTCGCGGTCACCCGGTTTTAAAAACCATCACATGCACACTATTTACAGAAATTTACGCACTTGGGGCGGCTTCATACGGATGGCGATCATTGCCGGAATTGCGGTAGCTGCTTACCTGGTGTTCAAAAAATAAACCTCATGACAAGAATTTATGATTCATGGATTGACTTCCATAACAGAGAAAACAAGGAGGATAACGGCGTAAGCAAAGATTTTGCCGCCAAACACTCAAACTGGGAGAAACAAAACGAGACTAATAAAGGATGCTGGAATTGCTACGATTGCTCCGGTTGCTACGATTGCTCCGGTTGCTCCGGTTGCTCCGGTTGCTCCGGTTGCTACGATTGCTCCCGTTGCTCCCGTTGCTCCGGTTGCTCCCGTTGCTACGATTGCTCCGGTTGCTACGATTGCTCCGGTTGCTCCGGTTGCTCCGGTTGCTACGATTGCTCCCGTTGCTCCCGTTGCTCCCGTTGCTCCCGTTGCTCCCGTTGCTCCGATTGCTCCGATTGCTCCGGTTGCTCCCGTTGCTCCGATTGCTCCGATTGCTCCGATTGCTCCGGTTGCTCCCGTTGCTCCGATTGCTCCGATTGCTCCGATTGCT